GTAAATTGGTTGCCGTACTTTCCTTTTAAACGCGCATCACCAATAAACATATCGTCTTTATCGTCTTTCTTAAAGACTTGAGCAGGTTTTGGAATAGCTTCGGGCCAGTCCGATTGTTTACTTGCCTCCTCTTTATATGCGGCCTCCATAACAGCGTACAGAGCTTGCGCCTGTGGTTTTGTCATCTTGAAAGACATTTCGTACTTTGCACCGTCGTCTGACGCAGGGCAAGGCACAGTCCTACCTTTATCCCCTGCCTTTTTATCAAACTTATACGTCTGATTGATCTTAGGGTACAAGGCTTGCACGTCTCTTATAATGTGCGTAGTCGGTTTATCAGCCATCTTAGCTTTCTCCTATTTATATATAAACCCGTCTACTTCTGTAAACGGTGAGGTTTTTGTAACAACATCATTTGACACTGTTACCTTCTGTAATGCTGCTTTACTTGCAGCATCGCTACTTTTTAATTCTAAAGCATACTGCACCTCTTCTATAGTGAGAGGTCTGAGAGCTTTAAAATATAACTTAGGTACATAACTTTTTTCATCGAAATATACCTGTGTTATTACAGATATGGAGTTTGTTCTCCGAGTACTGAGGAATTTAGCATACGCTTGTAATCCCATATGTCCATCTTTAATATTACCAAAGATAGAGGTCGCAGGAAGATTTAAATGGTAGACTGTATCCATCTGCCCCTCTAGGGCAACAGCAATACGTTGCGAGTATCTACACGCACGACCACCGTTCTCACCCGAACCCTTTATGTTGTGTTGACAGTCCATGCAACGTTTTGCCTGAACCTGATCTTCTGGCACTTCAACAGAAGGAAACTGTGTGTCAACCGACCAACAAGTGGGGGCAGATGGATTGTCAGGGTCATACGCCCCTGAATAGAAAGTCCTAGCTATATCAGCAGCATTTATAACTACTAAATTGATAGAGCTTTCGTCTTCCATATTTTCCTGTCTCCCGTCCACCACGCGACTAAACTTACCGTCACGAATACTGATACGAGGAGGAAATTTACTATCTAATGTGCTGTCCATACCCCTACTTCTTCAGTCTTCTTAGGCGGTCTAGACTTCGTGAGAGCTTTTTCTATCGCCTTTATGTTGTAGCGATAGGTATCTCCTGCACGGATATAATGATCCCGTGAAATGATACCCTCACGTACCCATTTACGAATGGTTGAAATTGATACGCCAAAATATTTAGCGATAGTCTCTACATTTACATATGCATTCTCTGTCATGGTTTCCTCACAGATATTGTGTACTCTGAATCCACATTTAAACCTTTCGGTAGTAGATCAGGGTTTTCCTCAAGAAACTGCCGCATGTTTGTCTGGTTAAGACGCTTCTCCATAAGCTCTGGAGCTTCATGTTCTAAAACAAACTTGTACATTTGTTCCCAATCACTAGTCCAGTATCGTTGTTTTACAGTTCTGTAAAACTGCCCTTCTGTAGTCTTAGCACCTGTCACACCATGCTCGTCGCAGTGTGCAAGCAACGCTTGCGATATTTTATTGAGTTGCTCAACAAGTTTAGCATCTTTCTTCTTGAACTCCTCTGACAACACCTTTCGCTTATCACGTATCTTAATATACGTTTTTGTAAGCTTCTCTATTGGAACTTGCATTTTTGTCTCCGAATGTAGTTATATGTGGTACATAGTGACTAAACGTTACCTAGTCAAGTACCTCTTTGTATAAATTTATTATAGCAGAATGAGCATCTATCTTATCGTCTAAAAGAGAATATACACGCTGCTCTACAAGTGATCCTGCAAGTTGTATCACAGTACACTTGTGCTTCTGTCCAGAACGATGCACTCTTGCATTGGCTTGTGCGTACGTTTCTAAACTCGAAGTTGGACCCCACCATACAACAGTACTTGCGGCTGTAAGAGTTACGCCATGCGCTGCTGCTTGGGGTTGTATGATAAGCACTTTGGGGTCGGGCGTATTCTGAAAACGCTCAAATATCTCAGACCTTTTATGTGCTGATACATCTCCTCGTATGATGTCGGACGTGATACCGTCGCTGGTTAGCTTATCGGCTAACATATCTATAGTGTGTCTAAACGGGACAAACACCAATACTTTTTGTGAGCATTCATCTATCACCTCTCGTAATACTTTGTATCGATTAGAGATATCGAATTGTATACTGTCTCCGTCATCGGTGTAGATAGCTCCTGCGGATATCTGTAATAATTTGTTTATATTGACCGCTGCATTTACAGCGGTGATATGTTCTCCTGCAACCTGCATGACCATACGCTTACGCAACATCTCGTAATACTTTTTCTGCTGTGTTGTCAGTTCTATCTTACGTTTGGTGTAAACCATATCAGGCAGATCTAAACACTGTTCTTTTGTAAATCTAATAGCAGGTTGTAACGCTGCAAACACGGTGCTTTTGGCTGTGTCTTTTGCAACCCATTTAAACTGCGTAACACGATACATAACCTGCTCTCTAAAAGTACCAAAAAATCTAGGTACTTGTAGCGGGTTTACCATCTTAGCTAGGCCATATGAATCTAGTGGTGACTGTGCGGCAGGTGTACCTGTCATCATCCACAACCACGTATCTTCATTGACAAGTTTTTTAAGTGTCTTCCAACGCTTGGTCTGCACGTTTTTATAGTGTGTAGCTTCATCTACGATAATCAAGTCGAACCCACCGTTAGCTATTACATCTTTCACTACTTCTACACCATCGTAGTTGATTATAACGAAATCGGCCCCGTTATTAATAATCTTAGCCCGTTTTTCCTTGTTACCATATGCTACATCTACGGTTCTGTGCATGGCAAAAGAAAAAAGATCGTTGCGCCACGCCGAATCCATTATAGATAGAGGGCATATAACTAGCACACGATTTATTATCTTTTTCTGCATGAGAAAATCTGCTGCCCAGATTGCTGACGCAGTCTTGCCCGTACCCTGTTCGTTAAAACAAAACGCCTTCTTGTTCATGGTTAAGAAAGACGCTGTGTCCTTCTGATGTTGATATGGGGTGAACTTCCCCACCCATCGATACTGCTTCTCTATTGGTGACGGTACACGTATATTTAGGGACTGCAACGTGTGAGCTTCGTCTACTCCCCAATTCACGACGACTTTATTCAATGACAACTCCTTACTTTTTGGGATTACCGTAGTAATCTGTTTTGGGTTTTGCAGAGTTAGTAGAAGAGCTTTGTCTTCCACTATCTGCATGTTGTTCTCCGAAGTATTATTTACGTTTTCCACGACTTAATTTACCACCTGCTGATCTATTTTTTGACGGACTTTGTAGCTTTACGCCATCTTTGTTTGAACCGCCTCTGCTCAATGCTTTCTTATGTGCGATATCTTTACCTTTTCGGTTGATACCTTTCTTATCCATTTTTCTTCGCGCACGTTGACGCTCCATACGATTGGCGTGTTCGCCTCTCGCTTTCTGCTGTTTGTACTCTTTCTTGTACGGACGTGGTTTGTTTTTATACGGCATTAGCTACTCCCATTATGAGGACATTCCGTTACTTGACAATGACGCCTACACAGACCAGAGGGACGAGGGTTCCAAACGCCTGCTTCGAACGCTGCTTCCATTCTAGCATAGTTTGTCATCCATTTCTTCCAAAGATTTGCCTTATCAAGCGTTTTGTATGTATCTTTTACTAAATCACCTGCTACGACGAAAAACAATCCTGCTTTAACCCTACTTATATCAGGGTAGTGCGCGAATACAGATAGCGCCATAAGTTCAAGCTGTCCCTTGTCTGCATACTTCGCAGACTTACCTGTCTTGTAGTCTACAACCCACGCCATATTACCTACTACATCTACTATAAGAAGATCGGCTATGCCTCGAAACCATACACGTCTGTCGTAAAAGTCACATGGTTCTAGGTCTGCCGTTATACCTAACTTCTTCTCGCACAGTTTTATACCTCGCTTACCGTTCAGGGTGTCGAGGGCATCTTTTACATACATGAATTTTTCAGGTAGCGGTTCTTCGTCACCAATGTAGTTCTCACAGGCTTTGTGAAACTCGTTACCGTATATAATGGCATCTGTCTGTACGAACGGATATTCTTTCAAAACTTTTTCGTGGTAAAACTGCTTCGGGCAAGTTTCAAATGCCTTGAGTTTACTGAAAGACCACGGGGCTGCTTTATTCACTCACATTCTCCGTATGACTTACCAATACCGCTTTCGCAATCTATAGGAAGACCATGCGCCCATTCGGGTGCTGTTCTCATACATGTCTCTATATATTTCTGCGCGGCCTCGGCTTCGTTTTCTTTTACACAGCACACAATCGAGTCGTGTACCGTTAACACTACTTTATACTTTTTTGCTATGTTTAGCAACTGTTCACCAATTATACATCGTGCAATAGCTTGGCATACATTCTCTATAACCTTGCCACCGTATATCTTGTTTCGGCCTCGACGAACCTTATACGTGAGTTCATCCCTACCCGTGTCTTCGTTGCGAGTATACTTCAAATCCTCGTAAAAGATATTCAGTCCTGATGGTAGTTTTATGGCATTGTCCTGCCCAATAACTTGCAACACGCCTTCCTTACCAAGACGTACGGTAGAGTTGTAACACATCTGTTCCAAAGCAAAGTTTGCATTATCCCACAATTTCTGTATCTGAAAGTTCACATTGCGGTATATATTTATGATGCGCCTAGCCTCAGTCTCGGTGACTTCAGTGCCGAAGTTCTTTAGCTGATCTCTAAACTTTATATACCCCATGCCATAACCTGCACCAAGAACCGTAGTCTTACCTACGAAGCGTTGTTCTTTAACTACATCTTTCTCTTGTACATCATATATACGGGAAGC